GTGCGGCACAAGGATGCCGCTGCACACTTACTCGTGATAGAGCGCTGCTTTTTCGAGGATGATAGCCATTACCGCATCACCACTTGGCGTGCGCGAGCGCGCCGCCGCAGCCGGTTTGTGCGGGCATTCATCAGTGGTTCGGACCCTCCGGGGTTCGACTACTGAGGACGCCCAATCCGCCATTGTGGACAGGATACCGCTCATAATGTGCCAGAGAGCTCAATGTTCTGGCTGGCACAAGGGCGGGATCCTGCGTCGCGTCCGCGTCACTCCCTTGTTGTGAAGCGGAATGGGCAACCAACCAAAACAAGGAAATACCATGTGGTATCGCGCATGGGCCCCAACCACATGCTCGGGGTGTACAACAACGGCGTCCAATCGGTAGTACGGGCGCTCGTTGAGCGATACTTTCTTTGTAAGGTGGGCGGTGATTTTCTGCCGGCCCTTGAGACTGCAAGTCAGGATTGGACTGCTGTAGAGTTAGTGCAATTTCGACAGGGCGTTGTGGAAATAGTCCGGAAAACTGCGACCGTGATAACGCTACGTGACGTAGTGAATTGTTACCGCGGTCCCAAGTACCGGGTTTACTACAACGCCTACCGCAGTCTCATGCGGAAAGGTGTGAATAAGAAAGATTCGTACCTTCGCCCCTTTACGAAGTTTGAGAAGCAAGCCTTGGATAAGGCTCCGCGGATTATTAATCCCAGATCGCCCAGATACAACCTAGTCCTCGGGAAGTATTTAAAGAAAGCAGAGAAGCATTATTTTCGGGCAATTAATGAGGTGTGGGGGGCTCACACAACCCACACAGTGATCAAAGGGATGAATGTGTTCGAGATGGCAAAGGTCATGCGTGCGAAGTGGGACCGGTTTCAGCGGCCGGTTGCCATTGGTTTGGATGCCAGTAAGTTCGACATGCACGTTAGTGTCCACGCACTCCGCTATGAGCACTCGTTTTACAATCGGGTATTCAAGAGTGAAGAGCTGGAATGGCTACTTGGCATGCAGGTGTATAATCGCGGCGTGGCGTATTGCCCTGACGGGGAGGTGTCCTTCCGGATGGCGGGCACCCGTAGTAGTGGGGATCTCAATACGTCATGTGGCAACTGCGTGCTGATGTGCTCATTGATTTGGGCAATGTGCCGCCAGCTATGCGTGGAGGCCGAATTGGCCAATAACGGCGATGACTGTGTGCTGTTCATCGAAGAACACGACGTGGAGCGTGTGTTGCAATTTGTGCCATCGTTCTTTAGGACCTATGGTTTCCGCATGACTGTGGAGGAGCCGGTCCGGGAGTTCGAGAGGGTGGAGTTTTGCCAGTCAAGACCAGTATGGATCAATGGGGGATGGGCCATGGTGCGTAACGTTGTGACGTGCCTCAAGAAGGACCCTATGTGCCTCATACCAATCCAGAATGACAAGATTTGGCGGAAGTGGTTGGGGGCGGTAGGTGAATGTGGGCAGGCCTCGGTGCCAGGCTGTCCCGTTCTGCAAAGTTTCTATGGAGCGTTTAGGCGCTCTGGTACGATTGCAGGAAGTAAGTTCACCACTCGACTGTTCTCGCACACTGGGGTCGTTGAGCGCCGGAGGGGTCTGGAGGCTCGGGAAACGCTAATCACTGCGGAATCCCGAGCCTCCTTCTACCGGGCGTTCGGGATAACCCCAGACTACCAAATCGCTCTCGAGCAGTATTATGATAAATTTCAAATTGGAGCGATGGACGATTCTATTGAATTCAAGAGTGGCCACGTTGAGTGTCAACCACCAGCGTTCTTGCGGCACCTGTAATAAATACAAAAAGATGGCCAAGAAGAAGCAACAAATTGTCAACATTCGCACCGGGCGAGCGCGGCCGGTGCAGAAGAAGAAGAAGACCGCAGTCACTCAGAAGGAGATGACATTACTCGGTGGCGCTCTGCGCCACCTCGGTGGGTTAGCTGGCGGAGCTGTTGGTGGTGTGTTTGGCGCACCCACCTTAGGAGCCGCGGCTGGCACCGGGTTGGGGGGTATGATTAGCAAATGGCTCGGCTCTGGCGACTATTCAGTGTCACAGAATAGCCTTGTCCATAGCGTCAAAGCCTCCGGAAGCATCCCAATGATGCATAGTGAGG